ATATAAATCCCAGTACCCAGCTGGAAAAGATTCCATATAGAATAACCGGACCCGCTATTTTAAATATCTGGCAGCCAATACCAAAGACCTGGCCTTCCCATTCTGTCAAGTAAGGTACAAAAAAAATTTGAAAATTGTTTTTCCCGGTGGAGGATTTTACTCTCCACACGGGAATTTTGCTTGTTCCTGCTATCTCTTATGCAACTCCAACTTCTCTTAAAATATCATCTCTTTTGAACGATACTTCTATCTTTCCATCATTGGATACATAGATTGTATCAATTATCTGATTGAGAACCTCATTATCATACTCTTGCAAAAAGAAATGCTTCTCGACTTCCTTTGCTACGGTATCTTCCTCTGCCTCTACCAATTTGCCAGTTGCACGTTTCGCCTCTAAATCAGTTATCTTAACTTCGAGGTCTTGTATCTGCTCATTGTACGAAGCTGATATTTTCATATACTCTTCTCTTGAATACTTTCCTTCCGTATAGCCGATATACGCATTCCTTCTGTCTGTTCGTAAAGCATTCAAGCGTGTTTTTTCCATGCTAATGACCTTATCTATATCATATCCCATAGATGCAGCTTTTATACGTTTTCTTTTAACAGACTCCAGATACACATTACCTATCATATTAATCGTATAAAGCACCGTCTTTTCCACTTCTTCACGATTTAATTTTAGGTTTTCACACTCCTGCTGATGATTCACTACTCCAAATCCACAATAAAGATACCGCTTATTATCTGCACCACCAGTAAATTGAAGTCTATGATTGCAATACGGACAAGTAAAAAGATTATTTCTATTCTGCTTACCTTTAATACCTGCTCTTTTAACTCGCTTCGACATTGCTGCATTAGCACCGTCAAACAATTCCTGAGACACAATCGGTTCATGTGTATCTTCGACCACGACCCACTGTTCTCTCGGAACTGGAACTGTTTTCTTACTTCCCACCTTTACCGATTCCGTTTTATGAGAAATCATTTTGCCAAGATACCTTTCATCACGAATAATGACTTTTATCTTTGCACTATTCCATAATGCTTTTTCACCTACGACGGTGCTGTTAAGATTTACTCCCTTGCTTTTTTTATACTCCAGCGGTGATAATACCCCTTCTGCATTTAAAATCGAAGCAATTTCATAAGTTGAACACCCTTCAAGTGAGTATTCAAAGATTCTTTTTACAACTTTTGCCGCCTCTGGGTCTATGATCAGCTTGTGCTTATTTTCCGGATTTTTCTCATATCCATAGAATGGATAAGCCGAAATATGCTCACCTCTCTTATACCTAACCATCTGTGCAGTCTTATTTTTCATGGATATATCTTTACTATACATATCATTTACAACATTCTTCAAGCCTACGTCCAAGCCTGTTGTCTGACCGATGTGTGAATTGCTATCATATCCGTCATTGATTGCTATAAAGCGAACACCATACGCCGGGAAAATCTTATCTAAGAAATTACCTGCATCCAAATAATCTCTTCCTAATCGTGAAAAGTCTTTTACAATGATGATTGCCACTTTGCCTTTACGAACATCTGACATCAATTCTATGAATTTCGGACGATTGAAGTTCGTACCGGAATAGCCATCGTCCTTATATTCTACCACCTGCATTCCTGACATTTCAGGATGCTGCTCAATGAACGAAAACAATAATCGCCTCTGATGAGCAATACTATTACTCTCTGATTTGGCATCATTTCGCTTCACATCTGCATCTTCGATCGATAATCGCTCATATAAAGCGATGATTCTGTTATCCAACATTCGCCAAATCTCCTTCCCGTAATATTAACTGCTTCATCAATTCATCATATTCATCCTTGATTTTTAGACTTACATCAAATTCTCCATCGTTATCCACGACAATCGAATTTACAAACGCATCTACCATTGTTTTGGATAATTTCTTAGACTTCATAAACTTTCTGATAGTCACAGAGGCATCCGTATCCTTTTTTACCGTAAACAATTCCAGTTTTTTTGCTATATCTGCAAGCAATCGCTCATACATACTCTGCTCTTCTGAATATTTTTTCGACAGATAAGCATAATCCATATCCGATATCAATCCTTCACGCATATCTACATACAAATTACTTTTCATCTCTCTAACACGATGTAGAGATGCTGAGATTCCACTTTTCTGCTTATTAAGTTCTCTCACCTGTAATGCAGCTTCATTGGAATCATTCATTTGCTCTAGGAGTTCTTCTGTATCTAAAAAACTATGCATGAAACGCTTGATGATAGTAAATACAAGTTGATTTGTCTCTTCAAAAGGCAGATTAGACTTTTCACATCTTGCATTACCAAATCCATCATGTTTCGGACATACATACCAATATTCAGCCACTCCGTTTTTTACTTTGCGTTTTACATTGATGTTTGCACCGCAATGAGCACATTTTAAGATACCACTCAGACAATATTCCGGATTACGGATTGTACGATTCATTTTCAGTTTGGCATGATGTTTCTTTTTATTACCTTCTGCAATCACTTGTGCCTGGGCAAATAACTCACGGCTCACTATTGCCTCGTGAGTATTCTCTACGATAATCCATTCCATTTTATCGGTAGTGCGATACGAACCCTTCTTACCAGTCTCCAAGAATGTAGAAACTACTTTATTTTGCACCATATCGCCACAATACTGTTGCATAGAGACAATTTTCGCTATCTGCTCTGGATTCCAATAAAGATTTTCAATATTTTCTTCACTTTTACTGCTATATCCCTTACTAATAGCATACTTTGCAGGACACATCACACCTGCTGCCTCTAAATCTCTGCATATCTTGTGTTTTGTCACACCCGATACATACCAATCAAATATCTGCTTTACGACAGCAGCAGCCTCTTCATCTACTACAAACATATGCTTATCATCTTCCGCTCGCTTATAGCCATACGGAGGCTTGGAACTACAAAACAATCCATCCTTTTGCATAGTTTTGAAATTCTGTGTCAATTTAACCGAAGTTTCCTTTGCATATCGTTCGTTGATAATATTTTTGAAAGGAACTATCACTCCACCATCATCTTTTAGAGTGTCAATATTATCTGTAATAGCAATGAAACGAATACCTTTTTCCGGGAAAATTTTCTCTAAATATTCACCTGCACCGATATGATCACGGGCAAATCGAGAAAGGTCCTTTACAATAATACAGTTGATTTTCCCACTTTCTACATCATCCATCATTCGTTCATATTCCGGACGACTAAAGGAAGTTCCGGTAACATCATCGTCAATGTATTCGTCATAAACTACCAAATCTGGGATTACTGCTGCAAAATCTCTAAGGAGTGCCATCTGTGTGCCAATGGTATCTCGTTCAATCTTTTCAAATGTTTCTACCGATATACGACCATACAAGCCTGCTCTATAACCATACTGCTCCGCTTTCAGCGTTGCTTCACTTACTTGATAAAGCGTATCTTTTCTACTTTTTCTAGCCACAAGCAGCAACCTCCTTTCCTTGCATCATTTCTTTTAATTCATTAACGGCTTCTATATATTCGTCTTGGAATGCCAATACGATTTCAATGTGATTTTTATCATAAATCATAATTGCATCTACTAACTCAACCACCATTTCACGGGTAAGTTCTGTCACATTTTGATATTTCAAGAAATGTTCTACCCATTTATAATGTCTTGATGATTTGTTATCTATGTTTTTCAATTCGATTTTCGCATCAATCAAGCCTTTTTCCGCTGATTTTGCTTTAATCTCAAATTCTTCCTTGAATGCAATATACTCGTCTTTCGTAATAACACCTGCAAACAAATCCTCATACAATTTCTTTACCATACCACGATATTTTTCTACATCTGCTGAGTGCATTGCAATCTGCTTATTCAGACGATTTCTATCAATTTCCATAAGCATTGTAAGGTCTAACTGCTGAATACATTCCTCCATCACAAGTAACACATCAATCTGACACTGAATTGCCTTCAATACCAGTTCTTCCACCTTATCTTCTCTTACCGCATGGGAAGAACATCTTTTTCTATGGGATGATTGGTACTCATTACAATCATAGTAAATGTACAGTTTTCCATCCACGGTTCTAGGTCTACGTCTGAAATTCGCACCACAGTCAGCACAAGTAAGCATTCCTGCCAACGGATAACAACTATCATCCCCCGGTGCATTTCTTGTATCCAATTTCAAAGTTTTCTGCACCAATTCAAAATCTCTCTTTGAAACAAGTGCTTCATGTGTATTCTCAACCTTTGTACACTGGTCATTATCTCTAATAATTCTTTTCTTTACTTTGTGGTTCGGAGTTGTCCATTTTCCTTGCACCAGTGTTCCGGTATAATTCTCATTCTCTAAAATTCGTCGCACCGTTACCGCTGTCCATACCACCGTTTCTTTTTGCTTAAACGGAGTAGCATAACTTATGCCACGATGCATTTTATATTCATATGGTGCTAACACACCCATATCATTCAACTTATTTGCTATTGAATAGCAGCTCATACCTTGGATACGCCACAGAAAAATATTCTGTACGATATGCCCTGCATAATCATCGACAATCAACCTATTGTGATTTTTAGGGTCTTTTTCGTATCCATATATCGCTTGCGGTCCGATGAACTCTCCATGCTTTCTCTTTACTGCAAGGTTCGTTCTCGTTTTAATACTAATATCTCTACAATAGGCATCATTCATAATATTCTTAAATGCCACCATCAACGAATCCATACCATATAGGGTATCTACATTATCGTTGATAGAGATAAAGCGAACTCCAAGGCTCGGAAAAACTCGCTCTAAGAGGTTTCCTGCATCTATATATTCACGTCCAAAACGTGATAAGTCCTTTACAATGACACAGTTAATTAAACCTGCTTCTATATCTTCCATAAGTCGGTCAAATCCCGGTCTATGGAACGAAGAACCAGATACACCATCATCTGTGTATTCGCCACATAATTCTAAATCTGTTTTGTCTTTGAGGAAATCTTTGATAAGAATCTTCTGATTAGCAATACTGCCACTCTCTTTTTTCTCATAACGAGAAACACCTTCGTCCTCTGCTGATAGACGATAGTATGCAGCTGCTTTATAAATTTTGATTGAACTTCCTTTCATTTTCCAACATCTCCTTGCTTAGTATTAAGTCTCGGAAATCTCGGAAAACCAATATTCAGTTCAGATGATTTGTCCTGAGTCGTACTATACCACAACTTTCTCAAAGATTCCACAAAAACTTTCATTCTGGTAACAATTACCTAATGGCATTCGCCATACCATAAAACGCTTCCTTACAACTTGTACCATCGTTTTTGAAGCGTAACTTTACTACCGTGCTTCCCACCATAAAACAATATGGGTTGCCAATCTGCTCTATAAAATCCGCCACTCTCTCAGGTACTGGCAGTTCCTTTTTCACTCGTACCTTCTTTAAATCACGCAATGTGCTCTTATCCACCGTACTGATATCTACATCTCTCATTTGCTGTAACTCTTCCGGATTTATAATCACCATGTCAACACCTCGCTTCATCAAAAAGTATAGCCAAGTGACTGGAAATTTATTCCCTCACTTGGCTACTTACTTACATACCTAACTGCACTTTCAATGCTTTTGTGATTTTAGCCATAACCTTGTCGTTAAGTTTTCCGTATTTCTTATTCAAAATACAATCACAACTCAACACCGTTACCTGCTCACACAACGCTGTGCTATCCTCTGTTAATCCACTATTCTCCTTTGCTACCACTTTTACATGAGTAGGAAGTCTACGCTTCACTCGTGTTGTTAATGGGACACCTGTAAAAACAGTGGAATGCTTGTTATTCATATCATTTGATACAACTACTACCGGACGATCACCGCCTTGGATACTTCGTCCAGCTTCTATGCCAAGAGAACAAAACACAACGTCACCTCGTCTAATCTCCATGTGTTTCCTCCTGCTCTGCGATATATTCCTTTGCTTCCTCTTCGGTTGGAACAGCAATCACTCTTTCATTACAACGGTTAAACACAACCGTTTCGGACGGGAATGTTATATAATACATCCCCGTCCTGGAGGATTTATGACTACTCTCCTGCATTGAAGAAATCTTCAAATCGAAGAATCATTTTGTCAGAAGTCATCTCTTCTGAGTCACGCTCTGCTGCCAAGAGACTTTCATAATAGGCATCTAAATCGTTCTTAACAGTCTCTACTGCAACTCCGAAATCTGCTAATTTACTAAGAACTCTCAATATCGCTTTGTTGCTATTCCCTACCATTCCTTTAAACAGTGTAACAACAACATCTACATTGTCTGTTACACCTAAACCGATTGTTGTAAAGCAGAATGCATCAGTTGCACCTGTTCTGTGAGTATTTTCGGTATAGATTCCAGAGATACGATATCCTTTCATTCTGCAATAAAGAGAAAGGAATTCCTCCATCATCTTGTTAACAATCTCATTGTCTGTTTCGTTAATATAAATTAATGCTTTCATTGTAATTTCCTCCAATTGATTTTATGTTTTCTTGATTCAATACTGTGCACGGTTATCTCCTCACATAAGCAGTCACACATCTGATGACTACTTGTGTGGAGAGACAACATATCTCTCCGGTCTTACGACCACCTCTTTGGTACTCCCCCAGCCGGGTAACATATCCTATGCTAGCTGCAATCACTACGCTTCTGCCATGCCCATCAAGACATCATCCGTAAGTAGCCACTCTCTGAAAATGCTTTACGCTGAAATTCAGGTGCGCCATCTATCTCATTACCTCTGGTCGCTACACCAGTAGGCACAAACCTCTGCTCCAAACCTTCACAGGCGAATGTCTCTGCTTCTCATAATCAGCCAACATCAGGTTCATCATCGCACGAAATGGGTTTCTGCCACCCTGCCATGCAAGGCGAAATAGAAAATCACGGGATATGCGTGTCCTATGAAATTTTCAAGTTTCAGGTCCACAACACATCCCGTGATTTCCGAAGCAAATGCTAAGGCATTTCCACTATGGAGTACATAGTCGGAACTGTTTACGTTCAGTTCGTTGCTGACCATGTACACATTCTATCTCATATATTTTCTTCTTTATATCCCGCCGTAGTAGGGGTTACCCCCACTCTGAGTAGGGGTTCATCAACAAAAAAAGACCGAACTCTGATTTCTCAAAATTCGATCTTTATATTACTCTATTAACTTATACAACCTGAAAGTTTCTACTCCTTAAACTCCATAAACCACCATGCCTGCTACAGCTGATAATACGATCAGAATGATAGGCGATAATTTCTTTTTTGCGATATGCTTATATCCAATCATCAATAATATTAGCACTGCGGTAATAGTGATGGCTTGCACACTTAATTTAACATCGCTAATCGCCCCAACACAATTACTAACCACCATATAAATACCTGTAGCAAGTACAATACCAATAACGCAAGGTTTTAAACCACGTAATATTGCCTGCGCATATCTATTCTTCAATACATTTTGTAGCAATGTCGTTATCAGCAAAACAATTAAAAATGATGGTGTTACAACTGCCAGTGTTGCTATAACAGCACCCAAAAATCCAGCCTGATTGCTACCAATATATGTCGCTAGGTTTACCATAATGGGACCTGGTGTACTTTCACTAACTGCAATCATATAAGTTAGCATTTCTTCATCAATCCACCCATATGTCAACACTACATCTCGAATCAAAGGTATCGCACCATATGCTCCACCAAAAGCAAAGCATCCCACTTTCAAAAAGCCAAGAAAAAGTTCTATATAAATCATTTCTTAGCACCGCCTTTCTGTTCTTGCGTACCTCTTAACACAAAAACTAACAAGCTGATAATGGCGGCAATAATCATCAAACTAATAGATGAAAAATTCCAAGCAAAAGCATTGATACATAACATTGTAACACACGAACATATCATAATTAGTCTTGACAATTTCTTTTTTTGCATTTTATTAATCATTGTAATAGCGGCATCTAAAATCAAAAGACCAACCCCTACTTTAATACCTTTAAATGCATTTGCAACAATAGTTATTTCCAAGAAATTATCTAAAAACATAGAAATCAAGAAGATAACTATAAAAGATGGCACAACTATACCCAATGTAGCTACAAGTGCTCCTAAAAAACCTGCTTTTTTATATCCTGTAAAAGTAGCACAGTTAATAGCAATCGGCCCCGGCGTTGATTCTGCGATAACCGTCACATCCATCATTTCATCATGTGTTATCCATG